CAGCAAGAGTATGGTCTCCAACTCATGCATCTGTTGATTACTACCATAGGCCAAGATAGTTCTCAGGAACCCCGTTGGCTCCAGCCAATAGTCCTCGTTGAATGTTACGCTGGATGAAACATAGTCGTCGTCTGGTGAGCCACAATGCTTGCCGATGTACTTCATGTCATTCAAATGATTGATCCACATGTACACAAACGCCTCGTGGCTCTCTTCCACGATTGGCTCATCTTTGATAACCCCGGCAGCAAAGTCTTCCCAGATCTGCTTGACGTAGGCCAGCATGGGTGGCCCCTTGGGTGCCTTCCACAGGACAATGAAGGATTCAGACCCTTCGTTGTCACAGATGAAGTCGAAGACTGCTTTGTTGTAGAGGCCCTTGAACGTCTCACCTGTTGAGACCCTGACCTCGACCATCTCGCGGCCATTAGATGATATGAACTTCGAGACCTCCTCCACTGTGCATTCGTGTACTTCAAAGGTCTTCAGTGACCCTGCCACCTGTCGTTGTATTGTTTTAATGTATAACATCGAGTTGCCTATCCATAGGGTTATTGGCGAAGTCGTACTCCATAAAAGATGTGATATCTTCTGTGGTTAGACTGCCGTCGTTCTGGTACTCAGCCAGTAGCTTACGGTTCTCCCAGACTCGCAGGTAGAGTGGGGTTATTTCTACCAGTCGCAGCGGTTTTCCCTGATCTTTCATGGGTGGATCGTACCATCTTCTTGGTAGTTGACCAGCGCGTTGAGATACCACTGGGCCTTCCGTATGTCTTGTAACTCACTGTCTTTCTTGCCAGCCCTCATGAGGTACTTGTAGATCTGACCGTATAGGTGCGACTCCACGCCTTTCTTGGCGGCAAGCAAGTCAACCATCAATTCCATATAATCCAGCCCCGCTGCCACATTCTGATAATGAGCTGGGTTTACTGGGTCTGTCTGGTGTGGTATGTTGGCCCGCTTGAATTCTTCCTTTGCGTAGTCACTTTCATAGCCGTAGCCCAATTCATCGCAGTAACGGATGAACTCAGGGGTGAATGCAACACTTTTGGGGTCATACTGTGGGGGTGGAATTGGTTTGTTATCGTAATCATCAAACGGGGCATTCTCATCGTACTCAAAAGCTTCTTTATCTGAGTTCATCTGCGATTCCCTGTCAAGGTTGATGGCCATCTGGTTTGGTGGTAATTCCTGTTTACGTTCTGGAAAGAACATTTTGAATACCTGTTCATCATAAAAGTCTGTCATCGCTTCCTCCATTGCTCGTTTAGTGTGGGACATTCTTCTGCCCCTGTTTGAATGCCTTAAGAGACTTATTCCTGCGAATGACCGGCTCAACGCAGGCAGCGAGTAGCGCCACAGTACTAAGGACACCCCAGACTGTGCCTACCAGTATCATTGATTTCTTCTGTTTATACATAGACGTCACCGTTCAAAATAATCTTACCTTCCTCATACGGTACGGCCACCCGACGATAGAACTCCATTTTGGCACCCTCAAGGGCACCGATTACATCATTGATGGTTTGGTACGTCAGGCCCTCATTTATGGTGTAATCCATAATAACCCGTGTGAATAGGTAGTTGAGCTCACCTGGTGAGCCTATTACGCAGTTGGCGAATGCGTCTGTGATTGGGGACAACCCAACCTTGACCTTGTCAGTAATATAAGGCATCAGATGTGTATCCTATTTGGTTTAACGAGTTGGTAACAAAGACAGACGGAGGCAAAGGACAGGATTATTGTCCATATGGATGCGATCATTTAAAACTCACTTTATACCACACAAAGTATGTGGCGATTATTGAGAAGAGGCCGATCAAAGGTAGTACTCGGTGACAGCGGCGATGGCATCGTCGAGCGTGTAATGGATCTCTGTTGCGTAGCTGGTGATGAACGGGTGGTGGAACTGGTCTTTATCGATGATCACGATAATGATCTTGTTGTGGGTATGTGCATGCGCGACTTCTGCCACCGAACCCCATTTCTTTCCGGGGAGGGAGTCAGTAAGGTTGGCTAGTATGACAGTGCTGTTGGCTATATCCTGCAAGTCGCACTTGAACACCCTGTTAGCAGCGTTAGGTGATTTATCAAGGACAAAATTTACCCTGCGGCATGGGTCAAGGGTTGCTATATCACAGTTGGCCAGGCTGGATGTGGCAATGTCACGCCACTCTGTCTGCTGCTTATGGGTGAGACCTTCGATGGGGCCACATAGGTACGTGTGGTTACGTTTCATAATTGTGCGTCCTTCAAAGACCTTCGTAGCTTTGCTGAAATATATTTATCCCGCATAACATAGGTTCTGGAAGATTCGTTGTTGAGGAGTAAGAGTGCCACCCACCAGTCGTCTACCATCTGTGCGGTTTCAAAGCAGTCTTCGTAATGCAACTCTTTACATTCTTTAACTGACTCATATACTATGATGTAGTGGCAGTCATCATTCAAGAAGTCACATCTGTCTGAGAAATTGTCTTCCAGCTGCTCTTCCAGTGTTCTACGTAGCGACTCTGGCAGTGGATCGTTTGTTGGGTAGAAACACTCCGGAGTTGTTGCACCCAAGCATCGGGCCAGCATACCCCTGTTCAGTATGTATTTCATTCCACGGCCTCCACGTCGGTCCAACACTGAAAGTAAGTCCTGCCGTCAGGTCCATCAACTTTGCAGTACATACCGTCCACACCGGCTGTTGTGTACACGGTGTTTGGGTCTTCGTCTGGTGGCAGTGCGTCGGGTGGTACCTTAACCTCTTCCAGCAGACGGAATTTAGTACCTCTGGCAAGGTTATATAGTTTCATAATTGTGCCTTACATAGCTGGTGAACCAGCGTTTACCTATGCCGTAGCCCGAGTGGAATGTCAGGCCACTCTTGGTGTCTTGGAAGATCTTGAAGATGCGGCCACCGCCTGCCTTGAGTTGTAGCTCTCGGAGGGTTGTGGCGTAGACTTTGCCACCCCATTGGTCGATGTGTAGATTAGGTTTCATTTGATTCCTGATAAGGTCGATAAATATAAATAGGACACTTGTAACTGGTACAATTAGTGATGTCATCCCGTGTCTCAACACACTGCAGACAGAAGTTTCTAATTGCCTGCAATGGGGAAGTGTTCTTCAGCTCTTTCTTAAGCTTCTCTGCAATCTCCCACAGCTGCAATGCCTTCCCACCCTTGAGCTTGGCAGCTGCCTTGGCTTTACGCCACTTCTCCAGACCGATGCGACCCTTCTCCATGACTTCCGGTGAGACCACTCGTTTCTTCTTGAGTGTGGGTTTAACGGTAGGAGGCTTTGTAATGCTCTTTTGCCTTGTCACTGTCATAGTCGTATCCTTGGTAGTCACAATAAGTTACGTAGTCGTTGGTGTACTCAACAAAATGGAGTTCGCTGCAGCACATGGTTATACCCTCGTTGTATGACTCTTTACCACAGTATACGCAGAAGTGTTTCATGACTGCAGTTTTAGTGTGTTGAATTCGTGTGCGAACATTGTCAGTGCGAGCACCTCACCATCAGAGCACGTCACAACCAACCGACGGGTAAAGAATTGGTTCTCTTGCCCGTCGTTTTGCGAGACGATTGGGTTAATGGAGAAGTCTACTACTTTGTGAATTGATATTGAGCTCATTTGGATGCTATCATATAAAGACCGACGTTACCCAGCGCATACCCTATGTATGTGATGGCCATCGGCAAGTTGTTGAATCGGATGCCCTGTTCTAAAGCTACATATGTGTAGATGACGCCTGTCAAGGCTATCAACCATGCGCTCATAGTATCTCTCTGGTTGACTCTACAGTCCAGTTACCACCACGTGAGCCATAAGACCCATCGTTAATGATTTCTTCGATGGCCACATCTTGTGCCTCACCCCTGTGCTCTGCCTCAACACAGATGGTGACGTACGACTCGTACTTTAGTTCTACATTATAAGTTTTCATTTTTGCTCCATCTGACAGACATGTACCATTGTGTTAATCACCTGCATGATCATCATTTGTGACTGCTGTGACAGTTTATTCCAGTCTTTCAGTGGTACAGGCCACTTACCTTGGACTGCCTTCCATAGTGTTTCAGTGTCGCTCATACCACAAATACCAAAATAAAGATTGTGGTAAAGACAATGATCTCCAGATAGTAGGAGATTGTCCACACAATTGCGTTATCGAAAAGGTCGAATGGAAAGTTCATGTTGTTACCTTGTAAATGTCGCACTCGTGTAGCATCCGACCGGCTATATCGTTGAGGTCCACTGAGCCGACGTCCATGTATGCGCCATCTACGATGCAGTCATGGATTTGGTCGATTAGGTGGGCCGCTTGAATGCCTGTCAGAGTGTAAGACTGCAGTTCCAACTCCCAGAGGTCCATCATACCGGGACCTGCCGGGATTCGCTTGGGCTTCAGCATCAGCTTGGGGAAATCGGTGTTCTCATCGATGAAGATGGGGGGTAGACGGATGTTGGTCATGTTGTCGTAGAAGTTAAGCATTCTTTTCTTTCAGTTTTGCCTCTATAGCTTTTTTTCAAAGTCGATGCGCTGTTCGTCATACATCATATGAGGTAAGGTGTCAGCGTCGAAAATCTCAGCTACTGTTAGACCAACCCAAGCTTGTGCAGGTGGTGAGGTGTAGAGCGGTCGGTCATCCTCACAAGTCTTGTGCCCCCAGATGCTGCCGCCAACGGCTTGCCATGCAACAGGCTCCTGCTCCCCCGCCTCCGG